AACCCGAAACCTGGGTTCAGGGGTAAGGAGTGGTATTTTGGGAAGGAAGAGAGATATGATTTCTCCTCCCCTCAGACTATCGCTCTTAAGGAAGAGGCTTTGAGTTGCATTGAGAAGGCTAAGAGGGGTGAGAGATCTCTTCATGTCTATGTCGATACTCTTAAGGATGAACTTCGGAAGAAGGATAGAGTGAGGGACTGTAAGACGCGGTTAGTGTCTGCAGCCCCCCTTCTGTACACAATTTTGTGCAGAATGTACTTCCTGGACTTCACGATCTGGTTGATGAAGAATAATATCAACGTTGGTTGTGGTGTCGGGATTAATCCTTATTCTGAAGATTGGGATTATCTGTTCAAGAATATGCATTCGAAAGGACAACATGGCTTGGCAGGTGATTTCCATGGTTTTGATACCTCAGAGTATGCCGCTTTATTTGAGGCACTCTGTGAGTTGATAAACCGTTGGTATGATGATGGGGAAGAGAATGCCCAGATTCGGCGGGTTTTGTTCGCTGACTTGGTGAATTCCATACATTTGTGTGGAGGTACGCTATATCAGTGGCTTAAGAGCCTTCCGAGTGGTCATTTCTTGACTGCCATTATCAATTCGTTGCTGAATAAGCAACTGCATATCATGTGCTGGATTAAGCTACACCCTCTTGGAATTAAGGGCCTTTCTCAGTTTTCTGAGAAGGTCTATTTCATTGGGTATGGTGATGATAGTATGTGCAATGTGGCTGATGACTGCCTAAGCTTCTATAATTATGAGACTTTGGGCAGGGCTATGGCCGATCTTGGTTTTGATTACACAGATGAGCTCAAGACTGAAGCTATCGTTTTATATAGGAAGGTGAAAGAATTAACCTTCCTGAAGCGAGGTTTTCGTTTTGAGCCCATTTTGGGGCGTTATGTGGCCCCGTTGTCCATGACTTCTATATTGGACATGTTGTATTTTACCAAGAAAGGTGCGGATTCTCTGGAAATTACAAAGACGAATGTGAACAACTCTATTATGGAGTTGTCAATGCACTCGCCGGAGGATTTTCAGATCTGGGCGCCAAGATGGTTGGCTGGCGCCCGGGTAAGATTGAATTACCAACCACCCGTGGTGAATCGTGTTGCGCTTCTGAAGATGGTTGCGCAGCTCGAGAATTACTATTGAGCAAGAATGTGATCTTGCCAGGACAGGATAAATTATCCGTCAGGTTTAATGTCTTGGTATTGCTATTTTTGTTATGGGTGTACTTATTTAAGTTTACCGCACAGGGTCC